CACCTATAGGTTTTAAGTAGCCATTTTCAAAACGAACTAAATCCCCGTCAACCCAACGGCCTTTGTTGGCATAATCAGTTCCGTTTTTGACTATGCCTGCGGGTGGGGTGATTGGGAATAGTGCCATTCACTAAGCTACGAGATGCTTGGTAACTGAAGTTGGATTCTTTTGGTTTGCGATATTAGCATCCAATCCATCTTTCAGATTCTGTACTTCTTCAGCACCCATAGCTCCTTCAACCCAACCTTGCACTTGTGAGCTTGTTACACTGTCAAAGTTTGTGAAGTTAGATAGGTCAGAAGTATCAAGGCTTTGAGTACCATAGACTGAAGCTACATAAGGATTACCTTCTGCATCGACTTCAGTATCGGTAGCGTTCAAACGCCAGTGTACATTGTAGATCACATTGCTATGACCTTCTTCGGATGGGTACACATCAACTGTGTTTACATTCCATTCATAAGTTATTGCCATTTTTATTCTCCTTTAAGTAGTGCTACTTCGGCTTGTAGCTGTTCTATTAAGACTTGTTGTTCTTTCATACCTGCAACCAAGTGAGTTACAAGTTTGCTGTAGTCCATTTGATAGTATTCTTCTTCAGAGCCACTGACTGCATTAGGTACAATCTCTAATACTTCTTGAGCTATAAGACCTTCGTCAGCTTTACCATCTGCTTTCCAGTTGTATGAAACTGGGTTAAGTGCGTTGATTACTTCTAAACCTCTTGCAGAGCCTGTGACTTCTTTTAGTCTTGCATCTGATGAAGTGTTGTAAGTTGTTGAAGATGAAGTTGTTGAAACACTGCCAACAACTACTGCTCTATTACGAAATTCTAAAGTTGAGCCATCTGAACCCATCCTATTTAATACACCAACATTACCAGTATAGGCTGATTGAAAACCTCCTCCATTTTGTAAGACTGTTCCTCCTCCTGAAGTGTTATCAGCTAAATTAGAATCAGTAGTACTATGCAACAAATTCCCAGAACTATCTATCCTCATGCGTTCTGCAAATGTACCTGAGCCACCATCTGTTAAGAATTTATGAGTTCCTGCTCGATGATTAACTGTGACTCCATAAGTACCGCCATTTGTACCGCTAGTTAATTGTAATTCTGAGCCTGTATTACCAACTAATAAATTTACATTAGCTGTTGGTCTAACTTCTAGTATAGAAGCAGGACTACTCGTACCTATACCAACATTGCCTGAAGAGTCGATACGCATGCGTTCTGCGTAGCTAGCGTTCTGACCTGTGGTAAACGTCATTACTCCACCAGTAGTGTCAGTGGATGTTGAAAATAAACGACCTATCTTGGTTGTTGAGACAAAATCAAAGCCAGCGTTATCAAAGTTAAAAGTACTAAGCGTTGCGTCTGTGGAAATAATAGTACCTGCTAAATGAAGTTTAGCGTCGTTAGCAGGACTACTAGTACCTATACCAACGTTGCCTGTATCTCTATCAAGCGTGATTCTATCAGCTACAGTTGTTTGTGAGCCTGATTGAATTCTTAAAGTATTATCACTACCATTTAATTTAAACCTAAAACCATATACACCTGTTTGCCCAAAAGTAGATGAAGAACTAGCAAAACTAGGTTGTTTCTCTATTAAATCTAAAGCTGAGGCATCAGCAGGATTGGAATCACTAAAACATGAGATTTCTGCAACAGGAAAACTAGATGATTGAATATTTAAAAGTTGGCTAAAACTCGTAGTACCAATACCAACATTACCTGAAGAGTCGATACGCATTTTTTCTGTATTGTTAGTACTTAAAGTTATATTACCAGCAGCAGTATTTAAAATATTAAAATCTGTAGAAGTTGAATAAATATATTGTTTTCCTGTTTCTGCTGTTTGAAATGCTAACTGTCCACCTGTTGAGCCATTTAAAGTTAAAGTTCCATAACCTGTTGAGCTAACAAGTGATGTTGTATTAATACCTACATTTCTATCGTTTTGTATAAGAATTGCTGTGCCTGTTGCGTTATCGTCTATACCTGTTGAGGTAAAGCCTGTAAGCGTTCCAACACTAGTAATGTTTGGTTGAGCAGCAGTAGCTAGTGTACCTGTTATAGATGTGCTTGCTGATAAAGTTGTAAAAGATCCTGCTGCTGGAGTAGTACCACCAATGACAGAGCTATCAATAACAGCTCCGTCTAGGTTCATCGCTACGGATGTACCAGTGGAGCTAAAGATCGCATCTAGATCGTCTAAGTCATCGTTTAGTTTTCCACCCCAGGTATCGGTAGATGCTCCTACTTCTGGTTTGGTTAAGTTTAAGTTAGTGGTAAATGTATCTGCCATAAATCTCTATCCTTTAAGCTGCGTCTTGATCTGTCCAAGTTGTTGATGGATCAGATATGTTTGTCCATGCGGTGCTATCGTCTGAAGCATCTGTCCATGGAGTGCTTGGATTGCTTAATTCTGTCCAAGCGGTTGTAATGGTTGCATCTGTCCATGTTTCAGATGGAACTATTATATCGTTCCATTTTAAACCACCAATAGCAGAAAAACTACTACTTTGCGATATGGTTGATGATCCTCTGTCAATTTGTCTGCCGATAGCATCAAAACCTGATGTAACAGCGATAGTAGCGTTTGCACTTACTGTAAATCTACCAACCGCAGTCATTCCAGAGGTTTGAGCGCATGTTGCTGTGGTTTTATCTATTTGAGTACCAACAGCAGTCATGCTAGAGGTTTGTGCTATCGTTGCTGATCCTAAATCTATTTGTACGCCAACTGCGGTCATTCCGCTAGTTTGGGCGATAGTAGCTACTCCTCTATCTATTTGTCTGCCAACTGCTGACATACCAGATGTCTGAGCAATCGTTGCAGTACCGCGATCTATTTGTCTGCCGATTGCAGACATAGATGATGTTTGAGCTATGGTGGCTGATCCACGATCTATTTGCCTTCCTATAGCTGAAGCACCAGATGTTTCAGGCATCGTAGCAGAGCCAAGATTAATCTTATGGCCTACCGCATTAAATCCTGATACCTGGGCTGATGTTGCTGCACCTAGATTGATCTTATGACCAATAGAGGTAAAGTCTGATGTTTGTGCTGATGTAGCAGTCGCGTTCTTTTGAACGGATGATTCGGCTGTAAAGCCAGATGTTTGAGCAGATGTAGCTACGCCAAAATGATATACGGGAGTTCCATAGTTGGACTTCCCGTATGTATATAACCCGTAGCCTACAGAGGCCATTGTATTAAGCTAATGTGATGTCTAAATCACCAGCATCAAATCTGAATACATCTCCTGAAGATACTACTTTTGAGGTATCTAAGTTTGCGTATGCAAGTAAATTACCAGCACTTGAAGCATCTAAAATACCAACAGCAACTACTGTTCCGTAGTTAGCAGTAGCAGTTGGGTATTCAATAGCTGCTGAGTTAGTAGCTGTGGTTGGTGATGTACCAGATACTGTAAAAGTAGCAGTTTGTCTTGCATAAGCTGTACTTGCAGTTGTTACTTCAGTACCGCCACCAGTATCGTCTGGTGCTACAGTATATAAAGCCACATACAAAGTTGCAGGAGCAGTATATGAAACTCCGCCAAAGACATGATCTAATACTTTATCTTCTAAATAATCGCTAAATCCAGCCATTTATTTCTCCTAATTATTATTCCAATAGTAAACATTTTTTCTTGCTTTACCATAAGTTCTTCTTCTTGGTATCAAAGATCCTTTGGCAAATTCTGCTCTCTCTTGCTGCAATCTTATTTCTTCTAAAGATTTTTCAAATTGAGCATTAAAGAGTGGTGCTCTTTCATCTTCCATAAGAAAGACAGAAGCATGTTTTAATGATCCATATAAATAAATATCTGGATGCGAAGTTAATACAAAGTTAGATGTATTAGAATCGCTTAAAGCATCTATTTTACTAAAGTATGTTAATTGTAATGTATAACTTGCATCAGGGGTAGGTGCAAGTTCCATTGTATTGTCTACTAATGCAAAATAAATAGGTTGACCAGTAACATTATTGTTAGCTTTTCTATAAACATCCAATGATTCAATAGACATTTGCATTAATGGTCTGAAGTCATTAGAGGTAATTTCTACATTGATAGCTTCTAACCAATCGGTTGGTAAAGATACATATTGTGCATCTGCGGTTGCGGTTGCTCTTTTAACTTGATCTGCAACGCGTAATCTTCTGTTTAATTCGGCTTCGGTATTGTCAATGAATATATCTATTTCAGATGTTAAATCTGATCTGTTTAGATAATTCGCTATGTTTGTTTTTAATTCGCTGTATGTCATAGTTTACCTTGCCATGTTCTAAATACTTTATTGTCTGAATTGTTTAGCCATTTCTTCCATGCTTTCATATCGTTAGCCCATCCTTCGCGACAAGCTCTTTGATAAACTACCAACGGTACTTCTGCAACATGACGGAAGTCTTTA